GAGGACAATGTATGGTTCTCATCTTGTTCACTTATATATTCCATTCAAATAGGGTAGGTTAAATATAAAATGAGGTAAGGTGAATTATGGGTAAGAGTGCAATAACAGTAGAAAATTTTAGAGACTATTATCTCAAACAAAATAAACCACGCTCAATTAGAAAATTGCATAACGAGTTAAAAGAAAAGTTCAAAGGCAAGTCTCTTCCCTCCCTAGCAACTATCTTTAGACATTCTCCTCAATGGAAACAAATGTGTATTAAGGTAGATTCTGATTCAAGTGCAATTGCTATGGATAATATAATAGAAAAGAAAGCAGTACAACTCACAGAGATAACAGAGCAACTCAAAGAGACATCAGACAAAGCATTACAAATAGTTTTACAGAATTTAAACAACATAAAAAGTATTGATAAAATTGCAGACATTGGAACGATATCAAAAGTAGCAATTGAAAGTGCAAAGTTATCCAATTTATTTTCTGGGAATGCAACGAGCATATCAACATCAATACTCACAGACTCCAACGACATCGTGGCTTTAAAAAATCATATTGCAAGTCTGTATGAAAGTATTAATGAAGACTTAAGGAAACAACAAAAACCAAACATAAAATTAGTGAAGGATGAAACAAAACATTAATGAATATCAGTAATGAACTTTTAAATAATTTGATTTCTTACCTATCTAAAAAACCTTACATTGAAAGTTTCCAACTTATCAATTCTATAAATAAAGAAATGCAAGAGCAAATAAAAACTCCAGAGAAGAAAGTTACAGAGTTAAAAGAGGTAAAGAAATAAGAATGCCATGCGACTGTGGAAGCAACGAAGAGTGTAAGTGTGAAGACAACCTAGACTTTCATACCAAAATGTTAGAGGAAGAAGAGTTGCTTAATATCTCAATGAGAGAGTCTATCAAACAGAAGAGAGAGAGAACTCAATAAATGACAAGAGAAGAGATAGAAGAGAATTATTCGGAGGACAAATTATTATTTGCCGATGGCTTTGATGATGCCATTGTAGGAGTATCACATCAATTCAATTCACTCTCAATTGCCTATGATAAAAACAAATGCATAGGAATACTTATGGCCGAAGACGAAGAGATGACAAGGGATGATGCAGAGGAATATTTTAGCTTTAATATCATTGGTTCATATGTAGGTGAACACACTCCTAGCTTTATCTATAAGTCTTAAGTGGATATACCAACTCATGAGATAATATTAGTTTGTGCAGTAGTCATAAATACTACAGTCAATCTCATTGTATTATTCTATGGAAGAAAGTTTAAGCAGTAAATACTGTAAGGTAATAACACTCAACTCATAGTCTACAACATCACTCACAAGCCTTAAAACAAGTTTATATTGAGATTGTGATAGTGTTGATATGAAACTGATTTGATTACCTAGTGACAGCAGGATTAGTTCAGAGATTGCTATCAGTAACTACAATAGATTAAGAATAACATGAGCATATCATCAAGGTATTATAACTAGATGGATGCTACAACAATAAATACAAAGTCCATTGTTACGATAATAATAATTATTGCAACATGGGACAGATACAATGATATGTCATTGAAATATATAGACATAATATTACAGCATTAGTAACGATATTATTACAATATCCAATTGCTTGAGAATATGAGGACATATTACCTGCATAACAGGTAAACAAAGGTCATCATAATGCATTAAGTACCTTATTATTTATACTATGTAACATCCATCTAGTCATACTACTATTGTTTGACCCCCCACCCCCCAATTTGTCGAATCACTCTAACATCCATATACTGCACACCAACTTACCATAATAGCAGAAACAGGGGGCTTGACAAAAACAGACATAGGGGGGTATAAAAAATTTAATTTAATATTTCCTCCCAATTAATATTAAATGTAAAGGGGTGCTTTATTTTTAACAATTACTGTTAAGATATGTTTTTTCAAGTACCCCTTATTATTTATGATAGATAAATCAACAGAACAAAAGATTGCAGAACTAGAGAGACTAGTAGAGCAAGTGAAGGATATAGAGTCTAAAGAAAAAGCAAGAACAAGCCTCATAGGGTACGCTAAGTTCCAGATGGACAACTACCTATCACCGCCGCACATTAAGCTCCTAGCGAGCAAATTAGAGGCTGTGGAGAGGGGAGACATAAAGAGGCTAGCGATATTCATGCCACCCAGACACGGCAAGTCTATTCTGACATCAGAATTCTTTCCGGCTTGGTACATGGGTAGGAACCCAGATAAGTATATTATATGTGCAACCTACGCACAGGATTTAGCGGATGACTTCGGACGTAAGGTTCGTAACCAACTGCAAGACAAGAGATACACGGATGTATTCCCGGATGCGGAACTATCCACCGACTCATCCAGTATGAGGAGATTTAACACAACGAATGGCGGCGTATACTTCGCCGTGGGTGCAGGGAGTGCTATCACCGGACGTGGTGCACATTTATTATTAATTGATGACCCGATTAAAGGACGAGAGGAGGCAGACTCTGCGGCAATGCGGAAGAACCTACTCGACTGGTACAGGGCAACAGCCTACACACGACTAATGCCTAACGGCTCCGTTGTATTAATTCAGACACGGTGGCACGAGGATGACTTGGCCGGTTGGATTCTAAAGGAGACAGGACACGAGGGTTGGGACGTTGTAGAGTTTCCGGCAATCTTAAATGAGAGAGCCGCTACCATGCTAGAGTTAAAAGAGGGAGACCCACTGTGGGAGGAGTCGTACCCACTAAAGAGATTAGAAGAAATTAAGAAGACGATTGGCACACGGGAGTGGTCATCTCTATACTCACAGAAACCATCCGTTGAGGAGGGTAACATCATCAAGAGGTGGTGGTGGAAGCCGTGGACGAGAGAGCACCCACCAGAGATGGATTACATCTTACAGTCGTGGGATACAGCCTACACAGTAACCGAGACATCGGATTACTCTGCGTGCACAACGTGGGGTGTCTTCAGTGGCGAGGGCGGATACAATCTCTATTTGATTCATTCATTTCGAGAGAAGTTAACCTTCCCCGAATTAAAAAATCAAGCGGTTCACTTATACAATGAACTACAGCCAGACTTAGTATTAGTTGAGGCGAAGGCGAGTGGTTGGTCACTCGTACAGGAATTAATGAGAACGGGTATACCGATTACGCCATTCAATCCAAAGAAGATGGATAAACTGGCAAGAGTACACTCGGTCGCCCCTCTATTCGAGGGGGGGAGAGTGTGGTTCCCCGACACGGATGAGTCAGCAGACGTTATGAACCAGTTCGCTATGTTTCCTAATGCGAAGCACGATGACTTAGTGGATTCAACAACGCAGGCTCTACTGAGATTGCGTAAGGGGTGGATGGTTAGTCACCCGCAGGATGCACCATACGAGGAGCCCACAGGGCCGAAAGGAAGTTACTGGTAATGGAATCATTAGAGGATAGAGTTAAGAGACACGAAGGTTTTCGTAATACCGTTTACAAGGATACCCTAGATAAGAGAACTGTTGGGTACGGCCACCTATGCGTGGAGGATTTCTGGGAGGACGGAAAAGAATACTCGGAGGAGTATCTAACGGATATATTTAAAAAGGATTTGAAGAGTGCACAAGATTCAGCAAATAGACTATGTACTGAATTTGGGTGTTCTGATATAAAAGAAGAAGCAAAAGAAATAATAACAGAAATGGTATTTCAGCTTGGGGCTACGGGAGTTAGTAAGTTCAAGAATATGTGGAAAAATTTATCACAAAGTAAATATGATAGTGCTTCTATTGAGATGCTCGACTCACGTTGGGCGAAACAAACCAAGAACAGAGCCGAAGAGCTCGCAAACGAAATGAAAAAATTAGGAGTATAAAATGGGATTACCAAGATTAACTTTAGAAGTAATGAAAAAATTACCTTTAGCGGGGTTAGTAGATTATGCCTTTAAGTTTGGGGCAGAAAAAGGAAAAAACCCCGATAAGGCTACATTAACAAATGCTTATGAAGGTTTAAAAAAAACATTTCCTAAAAAAATGTATGATAAACTTATGAGTGCTTATAAAGCAGGACAAGGTTCAACATCAAAAGCAGAAGGTGGCATGATGAATGCTCGTAAAAAAGGCATGGGTTTAAAAATGGCTGAGGGTGGCTCTGCATTAAAACCACTACCATCAGATAACACAGGATTATCAAAACTACCTACACCTGTAAGAAACAAAATTGG